GTAAAACCTAATATACCTAAAAATGATTTTTCCCATATTGTTTTTTTAATTGCTGTTATTGTTTCATTATTTTCATTAACTATATTGCATGTATCACCTAAATTAAAATTAACCCCCATATGACTATCAAAAACTTTCCAAGGTTCTATATTTTTATTTAATATTGATAATGTTGTCGGCATAACCTTATTGTGAACTGGATTTATTTGACCCTCCACGTCTGGTGTATAAGGCACACAATCAGGGCAATATGAAAATGTTTCTAATCTTTTATTTAATTTATAACATTCATTAGACGCTCCTTCTATACCAGGTATACTTGTAGTAGTGTTAATATCACCTCCTATTATTATTGTCTCTCCTGCGTTGTAAGGGTTTCCAACGTTCTCGGGTATATGTAAATATTGAAAATTAAACTTATTATTAACTGCGTCATATTCCAACGCCGTATTGTTTGCCCCCATATATGTTGAAGTATAGTAATCGTCCAATGATAATGGAACGTGTTGATAATATCCGTTTGAACCTAATTTTGAACCTCCATTATAATCCTGTGTTATTGCTCCTGTAAACCCAGTCATTACAACATTACCCCAAGAGTTATAATGAAAATCCCAACCTATAATAGTTGACCCACCTGTAATATTTCCAGGTGTATTTAACCCCCCTCTATGTTTAAATAATTCTGGTGATAAACCATTAACTAATTCAGGGTGAATAACAATATAATCTCTTGTAGTTCCCGCAGCGTCTATTCCTGTTGTTCTTGTTGCAAAACCATATGATAAATTATCTGTTGTTGGTTCATTAATATAAATATCTTGATTATCTTTATTATATTTAAAAAATACTGGTATTGATATTTGATTAAAGTTTAATTTTGAACCTGTATGTTGTTCGTATCCGTCGTCTCCTAATCCATAATTAGAAACGTCCCACGCCTGCGTATTCATATGTAAAAATCTTGAATTATCAATAGTGCACGTTGTTAATGCTGCCCCTGTATTATCAACATTATTCCATATTGCATTATCTTCCGCTTGCATGTTTTCATTACTAAATAATTGCGGGTATTTTCCTTGTGCTTTAAATAATTCATTTAATCTTTTTAAATTAGTTTCATTATATAACCAAGTCGTAGTTATACTTGAAGTATAATCTGCAAGTGTGGTTGCGTCCCGTGTTAATGTATTTTGAACGAAGTTTTGAACCCCATATTCATTTGTATCAGTATCAATATCCCATTGTGATATTAAATTATTATTAGTATCATAATAATCAACCCACCCATTCCAGTTATTACATTCTCTACCTGTTTTAAATATATCTGGACGTTTTACCCATATATGATTTGACGCTCCCCAGTAATTAAATGCTTCTGGTGTATTACGTTGTGCTGTTCCAGACATAAACTTATCATAATTACCTTTTTGAAAATTATATAAACTACTGCATGAATACGTTTTATATAATTTTGTTTCTACTGCATTTGTAAGATTTATTGAAGTATCATATCCCAACGGGGTTGTTGTAAATGTTGCTGGTGAATTATCTATTTCTTCTTGTAATTGTTCCGTTATTTGTCTTGATATACTATCAGGTGAATTAAAACCTTTTGCAACATTAACCTCTAATAATTCTTGATATAAACTATATTCACTTAACGCAGGGTCTTTATTTCCTTTTTGATTATATCTATATAATGGTGAACCTTCTGGTATTTTCGCTTCGTCTCTTACCCACATATCTTCTCCGTTAAATGTATTTCCTTCACTATCCGTGTATTCAGTTCCATTCCAATCTTTAAAATAACAATCCCTTATAAATAATGTAAACCTTGAATTATCATTTTTCGGTTTAACCCATATATAATTACCTAACGCGTCCCCTAAACTATCCTCCCATACTTTATGATAATCATTAGAATTATATTTATTCCATTCATTAGAAGTAGGCATGTAATAACATATTCCACTATTTAATCCTTTTGTATATACGTTGCCTGCTCCTTGTGTATCTCTACTTTTTAATGTATCCGTCCATTCACTTTCAGGGGTTTTATAATTTGCATGATTTGTTGCTTCGTATTTATATCCATAATATTTTCTTGGTAAAAAAGAATATCCTTCCCCATTACTATTTTTATAATAATTAACAGGTATTTTTAATTCATTATCTTTAATTTGTTTTTTTTGTGAAACTAATTTTTTATACCAGAAACCTATATTATTCATATAATATCTTAAATTACTATTTGTTATTTGTATTCCGTCTGTATACGTAAATAAACCTTGTCCTAATGTTTCACCTTTAAACTCAATTGAATTAAGGTTCGCACACCCTTTTTGATTTATAAATGCACTATCAATTGAAATTGTATCACCTATTTTTAAATCGATAATGTCCCCCGTCCTATTAGTAAAAATAGAATTATTAACGCCGTCCGTATTACCTTGTGAACTCATATTTCTATTACACTCTATTAATGATATATCTACAAAACTCATTTATATATATATAATATAAAAAATATCCATTATGTATTTTATAAATTATTATATTATATTTATTACAAAATGGATACTATTTAAAAAAAAATAAATTAATCACCATAATATTTTATGAGACCAATATTTAGCGGTATTTTTATCCGTTGCTTTTCCATGCCTACTATGATAATTTTTTTTTCGTTGTAAGTCATTATGGTCTAATGATTTATAAACTCCTATCTTATCTTTAAATTGTCCGTATCTACTATCTCCAAAATGAATTAATCTTTTTTTTTTATTTTTCATAACGTATACAGAATATTTTTTATTTTTTGCAGAAGATTTAAATGGTTTATATAAAGGTTTATTATCCATTTAAATAATATATATATATTTATTATGATATAATATTTTTAAACATAATAACACTCTAAATGTCCGTCCTTGATAATTAAATATCTTCTAATTTCTAACCATGCACGTTGCGTATATGTTGAAACCGCGTCCGCTGATATATCTGGTAAATGAACTTTATTTTTAATTTCAATTCCTAACTGGTCTACACGCTGATTAAGTCCACTAAGATTAAATCCCTGTGTGAAAAATTGACCTCCTAATTCACTGACTAAACTTCTTCCTTCCATTTCACTTTTAGTTGTGCCTAAACCATTTATACCCTGACCTGAATATAATTGTCTTGATACAAACGGCACCATGCCTTCTGCTTCTTTAAGATTATGGAATTGAACTGCACTATTACTATTATCTGTTTGGTGTAAGAACTCTCCATTAACATATAAATTATTATGTAATGCTTCAACACTAACACCTACCACCCTACCACCTACATTTGAATATTTACCACATAATTTCTGTGCGTTATTATTCGGGTTTTCCCACCCATAAACTACGTTATTAACTACCATACCAGCACCACCAATATTTAATTGTTGGACTGAATTAACTTGTGCGTTAGTTAATGATTGTTTACTTAATCTATAATCAACATATTCAAAAGTTTTACCTTTATCATATTGGTCTCTAATATTTTCCATAATTTCATTATCATAAAACGTGTGGTCGCTTACAATTTTACATTTAGTTTTATCTAATACAATACTTTTTTGAGCGGTAGTAAGTGCACCATATCCAGCGTCAGCAGTCGCGGGAATACCTATTCTCTGCACGGCGTCCGCCCAAAATAATTGAACTTGTATACGTTCATTTGGTAGTAAAAATAAAGGTATTTGATTTCCAGATTTCATATACGGGAATAAATCATGCAATTTAATCTGTAATGTTGAACCTGCTGAATGTTCTAAATGTGGTTGAACTGATAAACCTTCTAATACGTCTCCTGCAACACAATTAAAATCTAAACCATTATCTAATCCGTATCCTTGTGCGGTTTGGTTAGAAAATCTTAATCCTGCCGCGGCGGCAGGGTTCAATAAATAATTCATTTGAAAATCTATACTTCTTCCATTTAAATATTGTTCTCTTTCTTTATTTGTTGAATTATGAAGAAACATTGATTTAGTTGATTGAAGATAATTCCAGTCGTCGCAATCACAAATTACACGTCCCGCAGTGGTTCTTAAAACCGCTCTTCTAACGCATGAATGTATACCTATATTTACAAACGGAAATGAACCTGCTTGTTCTGTATTATCTTCAAACCCTAATGTTAATGTTGACGCAGGGTGAAGAAAACCTTTTGGTGCAAACTCCCAAACCGCTTCTGTATCACTAAACGTCAAAGGTTCTAACACGTCGCTCTCTACTCTCTGTGCTGTATTGGTTGGTAAACTCGATAATTG